TTGATAAAAAATCTGGGACATTTAAAAATTCTAAGGGTAAATTTGTTGGTGTTGATGCTGTTTCAGACGCATTCAAAGATGCTGGAATAAAAGGACCATCAGCTACTCTTAACAAATACCCAAGACTTAAAATGCTTAAAATGCTTCCTATTGGAAGATTCATTTCTGTCGCAGGTATTTCGTCAATACTCGCGAATAATGAACTGAGCGAAAAAGAAAAGGTTGCTCAAGTAGCAGGTATGTTTGGTGGTATCGGCGCTGGCGCTATTGGTGGAATGCTTGGTGGATTATTAGGGTTAATCGGTGGCGGTGGTATTGCGAGCGTACTTACTGGTGGTGTTGGAAGTCTTGCTGGCGCTATTGCGCTTGGCTATCTTGGTGATGAAGCTGCTCAGATGATGGTAGCAAATGCTCTTATGGGTAATGATAAACCTATGACAGATTTTGCTAAGAGTATGGGGTTAATTAGAGATACCTCTACCCCAGCACCAACGATGATAGATGAGTTTGGTGTCGATATGACGCCATATACAGGCGGTGGTAGTTCAAATACCTTATCTAAGTCTAATACAAGTTCGATGAATCAAAGCAATGCGTTGAATAGTGGAATAAATGAATACTTGGGTCTTCAGTCACAACCAAACTATGTGATTATGGACAATAGTTCTACAAACCAAAACAATGTTTCTAATAATACTTCAGGTAATTCATTTTCAGGTAATCCTATCCCTTGGGATTATAATGACCCGATGAATGCTACAAGATAAAAAAAAGGGATCCCGAAGGATCCCTAATGACGTCATGGGTGTCAGAAATTAATCTTCTTGAGCCATTTGGGCGAAGTACGATAAAGTATCATCTTCATCAGCAACAGGAGCCACAGCTGCAGCTGGCGCTGATACGATAGTTGGTTCACTTGCTTCTTTCATAGGAGCAGTTTCCGCACTTTGAGCTAGACCTTCATTCTTCATTGTAGAACCAGCACCAGTTGCTAAACCAAGTACAGTTTCTAAACGAGCTTTCAACTCATCGTAAGTCTTGAAGTATTTTGGATCATGCGCTCCAGGGAAGTTAGGAGTAACAAACTCATTCAAGTCATAGATAGAATTATATGTCGCTTCTAATTTAGTCTCATCAGCGTCGAATAAGGCACTTGGCGCTTTAAAACCAGACTTGTCGTAGTTACGATATCCTTCAACTTTACGGATCTTCAATTCGAAGTCAGCACCTTTCCAGAAATCAAAAGGGTTTACTGGTTCTTCACCTGGAAATTCAGGTTGCATCTGATCCATAATCTTATCAAAGATCTTCTTACCAAATTCATAAAGCATTACTTTACCATTGTTGGCAGGATTACCTGGATCGTTTACGACTAAGATATTAGTAACATAGTGTAAGCGACGTTTTTGTTTACGTGCTGTTTCTTTATCTTCTTCGACACCAGAGTTCCATAAGCGTGAGTTTAATTCACCTAGTGGATCAGCTTGACCGATAGTTGTAAGAGAACGTTCGATATACCATTGACCAGTTGGACCTTTAAAAGCGTGATCCCAGTAGCGTACCCATGGGAGGTCTTGACCTTCGCCTGCAGGTAAGAAACGGATTACCGCATAACCATTACCGTTATCATCAACAGTTGGTTTCCATTTGCGATCATCTTGGTATTTGTTGGTGGTTTTAGTTTGACCAGCTGCTTCGGTGGCAGCAGAAACTAATGATGAGATGTCCATAGATTTGGACTTTAAATTAGCAAAAGACATATTGTTTTCCTTCGTATAAACTAAAATATTTGTTTGTATTTGTTAAGTATAAATTGCCTATGTGGCATATGTATTTATACGTCTAATGTATTGAGTTTCGGTAAAAAATTTAAAGATCTTGCTTCAGCTTCCAGCTGACCGACGATAGAAGGGTTTAAAAACTTCTTCGTATCTTCTACTTCCATTTTGTTTTCTTCACATAAGTGGACGATTGCGTCCATGTATGATATATCGTTCTCGTACACAAATTGTTCGACCATACGAGAGAAAGATTTCCTAGTCAAGAATTCAGCTTTATCTTCATTTTTTTTACGCATCGATAACCTCAAACGAATTCACGTTTTCAACTCTAAACGAGCGCCAAGCTTGTTTGTCAACGGCATACGCGCGTACCACTGTTTCATTTACTGAATGTTTCTCGACAGCTACCTTTTCTTCGGTAAAGTCTGGAATAAATTCAGAAGATAAAGTACAAGGCATCACACGTTTTTCGCCGTTAACTTTGGTAAACGTGACTTCAACCACATTAGTACGTAATTGATTAATAATATCATTATATGTTAAAGTAGTCATAAAGTCAACCTTTTATTTAGAAACGTTCAAATTCTTCATCATCGTTAGATGATACATCAGCGTCAGCATGGACATAATCCAAGAACTCAGTACCACGATCCAACAAGATGATTGTTGTTTCTAAACCTTTCAAAGCATCTTCCATATTACCGGAAACTGTCTTATCAAGATCTTCTTTTTGCTGTTCAGTAACATACTGATCTAATGTTTCAAGATAGATAATGCGAATAAACTCGCGAGCGATTAATTCTACATCTTCTTGCTTATATTGAGACAAGTCGATCAAGTTTTCTAGTTGTTGTTCCGCCATTAGTTCCATTCCTCTTTAGTTGTGGCTTCAAATATATCAGTAAATTGAGCCGTTAAGTGATTAGTATCGCCATAAGATATCTTAGACTTATAATCCTGTCTATCTATGCGTTCTACATCCATAGCCAGTTTCATATTAGACTGTAATACCTTATTGTTTTTTTGTACTTTTAGAGCAGCTCGACGAATCATCGCGTAACGCAACTCTTTACTGATAGACATATTATACTCCTTATTGAGTTAAAGATCAAGTTTTTTATTAAACTATTTCAGACCATTGTTTAAGTTTTTCACGTTTTTGTTCAGCGTACTCTTCAATGTTAGTAAATGATACCAAATCATATTCCTGACAAAGATTAATCATACACTGAAGATCACCAATTTCTTTTTCAAAACGAACCAAGTTTTCAGGTTGTTGACCGAAGCGCATAATCTTAGCTGCTTCTTGGATAACTTCACCACACTCTTCCATTAGGACAGTAAGCAGTTCGGTAGAAGATTCATTATACTTTAGCATTCAACGCTTTCCTTTCAAGTTTATATTGACGACGGAGCCAATGTTTGTAACGATTAAAATAAACAGAACTCGACGTTTCTGGTTCAATACGATATGATTCAAGTTCTTCAAGATGTTCATACCATTTTTGATTCAGCCAATTTCTAAATGTCATAATACCACCTACAGTTTAATAATATTTTTACGCGCTTTAGATTCTTTTATTGTCCAGGTTGAATACCCATTCTTTTCAACTTCTTTTTCAGCAAACCTTCTTATCTCACTCCACTCACCTTCTACAATACCTACAGACAGAGGTTCTCTTTGGTTGTGAGTAATATCCAATAATATCACTTTACACTTCATTTACATTCCTCGTAAACAACGCTTTCTAGGCTGTAAGCTTCAATTTCCCAAGGCTGATCTTTATAATTAACGCCAACGTATTCTTTACCGTCGAAAATCTGTTTAGTAGTCATCACGCCAGGATTGTCGTCACGAAATACGAAACCTTTATTAACTAAACGACCGCTTGCCATTTGTTGGGCGTGAACTAACTCGTGCGCAATATTAATCATTAAGTCTTTTTTAGGAATACGACCAACTGCGTCCTGACGTGCCAATTCTACTTCAACGTGTTCATCGTCGCCGTTACAATAACCGCCTGCACCACCTGAACATTTCTTAACAAATTGTAAATCAAATAAGCAATCTTCGAACTCGTCTAAACCTAAGTAATTATAAACGCGCTCAACGTAGCTGATTAACTTCTTATCTACTGTACCTTCAATTATCATATTATACATTTTTAACAACCTCTTTCAATTCTACGTAAAGTGTTTTTACTGCCCAACCAACGGCGTAAATTGATAGGAAAGTTCCTACTGTTAATAAAGGTAAATTTTCAGGGGTAAAAAAGTTATTCATAATTTGTTCTCTCTCAATTCAATATAAGTATTATACTTCAACGGTGAACACTAATCAACACTTTTTTTTACTTTTTTTTATAATTTCTTCATAAGTAAGGTAATCATCAAGATAATCACCCTTCTTACGAGTTTCTTTTTTACGGTCAGTCATCACGACAGCCTTATTGAATTTTTTTAGATTTTTGGCTACTGGATTTCTCATTCATTTTTCTCCGCATCATTAAGGCACTGTTACTTGTTCTTCTCATTATGCTGCAGCCTCTACATATTGTAATACATTTTTGATCGCTGCCTTTTTATCAAACTCAACGTAATCTTTTGCGGTACACTGATAATCTTTTTCATAAGTACCAACTTCAATATCAATGTAGTGGCTACAATGGAAGTAATCAGTCATTGCGTCGCTTTCGTCAAAGTAATTTTCACCAAGCATTGCGTCTTTTAACTCAACTAAGAAGTCACGAACAACGCCTTCGTAGTGTTCTTCAATCCAATGAGTGTTAACGTCAAAGTAAGCGCGACTTAAACAATATTCTAAGTTACAAATATGGTCAGGGTTGTACTGAACTTCTTTGATAGCGCGTTTTACAGCATTTTCATTATAAGCGCCAATAAGGTCGATTTCACCAGATTTAAGTTTAACAACAAGCGTAGAATGGTGCTTCACTGAGATGCTACCTTTCATTTTATACTTTTTAAGTACTGCTTTGATGCCTACTGCTAATTCTTTTTTGTTTTCTTGTGATACAAAAGCCATAATATAATTCTCTCTCTCAATTCAATATAAACATTATACTTGTTTTAGAAACAAAGGTCAACACTTTTTTTAAGAAATTTCTTCAATAGCTTCCATAACTTGCTCGTAGAATTCATCAGATACTTCTCCACCATCTTGGTCAGAGTAATATCCACATATCATAGCAGCACTGAAGATAATATCTTTTTGAGTATTGATTTCATGCTCTAGAGCATCTATTGTTAGCTCACCGTAGAAGCGTAATTCTTCAGCAATGTATTCGATTTGTTCTAATAGTTTAATGTAGTTCATAATATAATTCTCTCTCTCTCAATTCAAAGTACAGAGGTATTATACTTGTTATGAAAACAGATGTCAACACTTTTTTACAATAAATTTTGATTTTTTAAATAACTTTTTTGAGATACAAGATTGAAGTCATAAGGGAAATCAACTTTACGTTCAATCTGTTGCCTTAACTTATCTGCTTCAATATCATTCTCAGCTTTAATCTCTGTAGATTGAACAACCAAAGATTTTGATGGAGTGCCTATGTGAAAGCGTATTACATAATCAATCATTTTATTTCCTATTATCGACGCATATTTGCGTGTTCTTTTGCTTCACTCTCATCAATAATCGGAACAGCGTTAGACTTATGCATCGTGCTAATACCTTTCACCAATGTACCAGTGTATTTCTTTGACTCAACTTTAGTCGTACAAACTTCACCGACTACACCAACTGACTGAATAGAAGCTGATTGCATCGCACCTCTACGTGGTGGTGGTGCTGAGTAGTTAGGGATGGCACTATCACCACCCACATAAGTTTTCTTCTTAGTACTCCAAGCGTTGTACTTTTTCTTGCGACCATTCGCATACGTTCTCATATTACCGTGCATCATACTCGTACCTCAAACCATGAAGGGATAGGACGTTTAGTCCAAGCCATATTGAATCTATCTTGTTTAGTCTGATAGAAGTTACGATATGATTGTACCGCATCTCCTTCGACAATACAAGCAGGAAATTGCTGCATTGCTAATTTAAATGGTGTAATGCTTTCGGTGCGTTTTATATTAGTGGGTGTCTGAGCAAGCGCTTCCTCTAACTTAGTTCTTGTAGAGTGCACTTTACCATAGCGATACTCATACTCGTCACACAACGCAACAAAGTGACGATAGTGCCATTGGTAGTTTTGATCAGACTCGGTAGTCCATACAGTAGAGGGGTGACCTGTGTGTACAGACTTGTATAATAGATTGTCAAGGTATGGGTCGTCTAACTTCCACATTTTGATTCTTCTGCCACTACTAGATAACACTGTAGTCTGTTTACCGTCTACCATTCTATGCGCGGTAGATAACATTTGAGCAGACTCGACAATCATTTTAACAACGTGTTTGTCGCACTGCTGTACAGCAGAATCTACAGGACATTCACTTAATACAAAAATATTCATAATTTAACTCACTAATTTAGGGATATATTCCCACTGGGTACAAGAAATATTGTATACTATAAAATGATATCCGTCAACAACTTTCTGAAGATTATAAATAAAAGCTATGAAAAAAGAACTTTTTGATTTTGGCTTCACCGCCGTTGACGAAACAGAACTAGAAGCTGCGCAGCAATTAGAGAATGTTTCCTCAGAAGCGGAACGAAGTCAAGAAAAACTTGACGAACTTTACAATGCTATCCAGCCATTGTTAGCTAACCTCAAGATGAATCCTGAAAAGGAATACATCTTATGGCCAGATAGACTTGATAAGATCGAACAGTTTGAAGAATATATTCTAAAAATCTACAAAGGAAACTAACAATGTTTTTTAACTTATTAAACGAACAAATTCTACGTGACGTACCAAGTGACAGCGCTGTCCTACAGTACGTTTACGGAGAAGAGAAAGAAGCAATTGCTCGAAAGGTTAATGGTCAAATTGAAGCAGATCTTCAATCAAATGGCGATTACCTTATGTACAAAAATCCTGAAACAAATGCTGTTGAAGAAGCGTTGAACCGTGCACCAATGTATTTGAACTTATTAAAGCACCGTGGATACAAGAACATCCTTTTCGTTGGTCACTATAACACTGGACAATATCAGTGGATCTTAGAGTCACGTATGGATCGTGTTGTTGACGCAATGCCTTTAGAACGTTCTAACGAATCTACTTTGGTAGATCCTAACATCGTTCTACAGTTCTTGCCATTAGTATGTAAAGAGTTTGCTTACAAAGGTGAGTTCAGTGTTGTAAAACCTCGTGAGTCTCGCTTCCGTGGTATTATGCATTCTTTATATCAACAAAATGGTTTAACGCCACATTACGTAGAATCAAGCGTACAATACCGTCACGGTATGTCTGACGTTCAGTTTGCTACTGATAAGAAGTTTGATGCTGTTGTATTCTTGGGTGTACCTAAACACGAAGGCAACTCATTCACTAAAGCGCAAGTTGAAAGCGTATTCGGTGGTATGTTAGCTGAAGGTGCTGAGTTCGTAGATTTATACTATGGACCAACAACTGAAGGTAAATTTGAAGGTTCGGAACAGAAAGATATTACTGAGCATTTAGACTTTACTTTTGCTGTACGTTCTGCTTGGGATGATTCTGTCCAGAAAGATGACGGTCGTCCAGAAGAATATGAGATTATGAAACGAACTGTTTCAGTCTACTAAAAACAAGAAGGGAGCTTAATTGCTCCCTTTTTTATAACCACGCTGAAATTAAAATTGCTATACACATCCATATGATGACGTTAGGGTAATATTCCCAAGCTGTTTTAAAATCAATTGCTGTTAACTTTATAAAATCAGTTACTTTCTTCATTTATTTTCTCAACCACTATAGTTACATTGTCAGGAGCTTTAAACTTCAAGCCATCGTGACTATGATATATGAAAAACTTTACTTTGTCAAATTCTCGAAAGAACTTTCCGAAAATAGGTCGCCAGTTACTTGACATTCTATGAGTATTGAGTGGTCCACGATCGCTTTCTAAAAAGTTATCTGTGTGGCTTCTTAGGTTCATATCAAACATAGAATCGAATCCGTACATATGAACTTCAGTAGCCTTCATCGTTCGGCAAGCGTAGTCTACCGCCATATGTCCGCAAGAGTAGTTAGTAGCTGCTTGCGCTATAGTATGTCCAGGGAGCTGTGCATAGGCTGGTATATGAGTGTGAAAACCTTTAATGTTCTGGGCATATTTCATATAGAACTGTGGCTGCATCTCCATCCATTTACGTGGACGAGTACCAAGCACCCAATCATATTTGTCCAGATTACTCTTGCCCTCAAACAATGCTTTCATCATCTTGAAGTCTACCATACAAGTGGCGTTAACTTCATCAGAATCAAAATCAATCGGTGGCATATTACAAACAACTAATTTTCCTTCAGTACCACGTTTGAATAATTTCCAGTGGTCACCATTACCTAATACATTAACTCTCATAATTCTACTCTGGGTGATATGTTCCGTAAACGCAGTGAGCTAATTCATGCCCCCACGTTTCTAAGTTATTATTATCGTCTACACCTTTCGGCTTCACAACATATATATCACAACTATAAAGTACGCTCATATCAGCAGCAACTAACCAAGAAGCTTTCCCTTGAACCTTTCTTCGATCAATATTATTTTCACGAAGATGTTTATGCATCTCACTCTTAGTTTCAAAAACGTGTACAGTAATAGGAAACTCTACTCCCGAAAAGTCTTGAGAACCTTTTATGGTATCTTCACTTTCTTTTTTAACACAGCCGACGACTAACATCATAAATGCTGCGATTACGATTAACTCTCTCATTTCATATACCTCTTAGCATGACCTGCTTGTATCATTTGTTCATTAATACTAATATCAAATGCGTTAGCGTAGAACTCACCTAAGATTCGTCCGTACTTCCCTTTCTTGTCGAGCTTTGTGCGGAGGATACATGTTTCTCCCAACGCGCCCTCAAGGAATTTGGTGGCGTCTTTACCCAACTTCTTTTCAGCAAGATCGCGTGTACGAGACTCAGGAGCATCAATACCATATAAACGGACACGCTGATTGCTGTAAACAATACCGAAGCCAAGATCAATATCAACGTCAACAGTATCGCCATCGACAACTCGTACAACCTTACAATGATACTCATACATCTTAGTTTCCGAAGTATTTCGCAATGATTTCTAATTGATCTTCGTATTCTGAAATCGCTTTCAGTTCAACTTCAATCGCTTCAATAATATCAGAGTGCTCGCCGATACCAACTGGATGCGTCAAGTAAACTTCAACATTCATTTTGTGTTTATTGATATGACCGATAGCGTGTGAGCGTAAGGTCTCTAAAATTTGTTCTCTCATTTTGTTCTTGCCTTTTCAATAGCACGTGAACCAAACCAAAAAGATATAACCGCAGCGAAGATTGCTTGAGTGTCTTCATCCCAAATAACCTGTAGTGCTTCACTCAAATCCATTCCGTTTTTCAACGCTTCATTTAATATTGTTACCTCAATCGCAGCGAATAGGAAAAAGAAACAGTATGTTATAACTGGACGTACAGACTTCTGTAACCCAGAAATAAACCCTCTACCTTTTGCTATCTCAGTATCGTGAGTGAGTAACGCCTTTTGTTCTTCATGTAACCCCATCTCTTGGAATCGTTTTATCTCATGGTCATATCCAGCTTTCTGTAACTCAGCCATCTTTTCCATTTTACTTAATTCAAACTCGTGTTGACGTTTGCTTTTAAAATGGTCGGTAATAGCAGGAACAACAGAACTGCCGAATCCTAACAATGAACCGATTAATCCACTTATCATTTTATTCTCCCCAGTAATTCTTTACCCACGGCTGAGGAAGGTATTCCCTCATCGGAGTAGTTATTTTTTCTGACATTGATTGAATAATGCTTGGTCTGCCGTGAAAGCATATAATAGAAGCAGAATCAATATTATCAGGATATACTTGGTACTTATATGACTTTAATTGTTTTGGAAACAAATCTTGTAATAAATCTCGATGTTTTATTATACTATCTAAATATTCACCGTCACCTCTGAACTTAGAAACGATTGAATCTTTCTGTAGCATAAACTCAAGATAAATCCAATTCATATATTCAGACCGCCAAGCAAGCACGCCACTTTGTAGTTTACCTTTCAAGTGAGGTTGATGAGCGTTAATCGCACCAAGGTCTTCAATACCTAAGAATGAACCGTCGTACTGTAACAGCCAATCAATATTACCCGTGATAAGGGTATCAAGGTCAAAGTATACAACTCGCCCTTTCATATCTCCCTTAAACAGCTGTAATTTATTCCACCAACCTGATAGTCCAGGAGCTAACAACTTACAGTCAATTCCTTCTAACACTCTATCACTATAGCATACGAAATCAAAAGGTACTGTCGAATTTTTCTCAACAGCCTTCTTTAAATTATACACATATTCTGAGGTAAATTTATTTCCCCAAAATACGCAACAAACCGTAACTTTATTAGACATCAACTATCTCAAACTCTTTATCATAATTATGTTTCGCCAAACAACCAGTTTCTTCTTGTATTGTAGTAAAGCTATCATCAGCCGTAGCAATCCAAGGGTAATACTCTTGTAAGAAGTTAAAT